CGCCCTCTGACTCGGGATCGAACTGAACAGGCTTGCCGTTGCCGACAAACATGCGCATGAGCGTCGGCATAATCCATTCGACCGTATCGCGCAGCTCAGGCAGCACGATCTGCGACCTGTCCTCGACCTCGTTACCGATCGGACGCGCGAAATAGGCGTTCAGCGCGTTGTAGCGGTCGATTTCGAGCGTCGTCATCTGCTGGCCGGCCGGCTTGATGCTGCCGCCCACAGACGGGCCGGTCGAGACGTTCGAGCCGAGCGACGATTTTTCGTACTGGCCGATTAAAGCCAGCAGTTCTTCGTCGTTCATGCGCTGCTTAGCCATTGCTGTCCTTGGGTTTCGGGCCGGGCTTGCCGCGCTGTTCCAGAGCGGTCAAGCGGCGCACAATGTCCAGCTTGTCGAGCGGCAAAGGATCACCAGAACGCAGAATCGAAAGCTTCTCGATCTGACGCTTCAGTTCCCCCACTAGATTCTCAAGGTCCGCGACTTTCGCTTCCAAAGCGATGCTCATCAGGAATTTCCTTTCTTGTGGCTCGGCAGCACGCGGAATAATCCGCTCAAATCACGCCCAGCTTCGGATAAACGAGCGGCTTCATTTCCACCGGCTCTGACCAGATCACCATGCCAAGCCCGAACGCATCGCTTCCGTGGCTCGACCAGTCATGCTCAGGGCCAAGCCCGATGCCGCGTTCCTGGTCGCGCTTTTCGTGATACCAGCCGAGCGCTGCACGTCCCGCTTCGGTCGTCATTTCGTTGAACCTGACCTGCGGGAACAGCACGCGAGCCCGCTCAATACGCGCCATCGCAGCGCCTTTGCCCTGATTCGGGACGACTGTCACCGAATAGCCGGCCTTCTTCAGCGCCGACTCATACGACACGTCATAAACCTTGTCCTGCGTCGATCCATCGTGCGGAAGCCAGAACTGCGCTCTATCGGGCGTGTAGCCTTGAGCACGGCACCAGGCAATGTGCGCATCAACAGGCTGCCCAACGGCTTCGTAGTAGTTCACAACGCGTATCTCGCGGCCGATGAACTGCATAGCCCAGATCGAGAACGCATCAGCACGCGCGCCAGTTCCGCCGATGTCGCATATCAGGCGGATCGTCATCAGCGGATCGGCCGGGAAGAAGCCGATGCGGCCTTCCTCTTTCGCCTTCTGCAAGTGCCTGGCGAAGTACGCGCCCTCAAGCGCCGTCACGTAGCCGCCTTCCCAGATGTGGTCGTACTGCTCGGGCCGTTCTTCCAAGTCGCGCTGTCTGTCGCGCTCCAGCTTGGCCGGAAACTTCGGGTTGTCGCGCCAGTTCAGTTCCACGCCCTTAATGCGGGCATCCGAACTTCCGCGGAATCGCTTCTCGACCGGCGCTGCCTTGCGCTTCGGGTTCCACGTTACCCACAACTCAGCGTTCCAGCCTTCGCCTTCCTCACGCAGCGTAGGAATCAGCGTCGTCCACGCTTCGTCTGTCACCGGCTCGGCTTCGTCCACCCAGCACACGAGAATCCGGCCTTTCGACTTGATGCTCGCAATGTTCCGGTCCAGCCCGGCGAACACAAACGAGATTCGACCGTCGCGCGACTTGATGTAGTTGTCGCCGATGTCGTAATAAGACTTCAGGAACGGTTCATCTTCGATTGCCCGCTTGCACTCTTCCAGCGAGGAATCCAAAAGCGAGTTCATGAACTGCCGGGCGCACAGCAGAATCCCGCTGATGCCCGACATACCGAAGATGTAGCCCTTTACCGCAACCATCTTGGCGAAGCTGCGCGTCTTGCCACTGCCGCGGCCACCGTGGGCGTACCGAACGTCTGCCTCGCCGGTGAAGATCGGCCGCAGCTTACTCGGCAGCTTGACCTGAGCCGTCGTCATCAAGGTCAACCAGTTCGATGCGTGTCACGAGCGGCCCACCGTCCGCACCTGTGATTTCGGCTTGGACGCTAGACAGCTTTGCATGTATGTAAGGCGCCGCATCGCGAGCGAATGAAGCCGCGGTCTTGAGATCGCCAGCGTCGCGCGCGGAATTCATCGCCTCTAGCATCACCTCGAGCGGCGTAATCCCGCCTTGCAAAGCCTTTTCCGCAACCTCTCGCGTCTTCTGCGTCACAGCGCCCGGCTTCCTGCCGGCGCCTTCTCTTTTCCCGCCTCGGGTCATTTTGATTTCCTTTGATTAAGTTCTAGGAAATCAAAAGCTCGACGCCATGCCGACGCACAGCTTTCTTAACCGCTTCCGCCCCGCAATCACTGACGAGCCCGCGAATCGTATGAAGCAGCAAATGCGTGACATCGCGCTCAAGTACAAACAGATTCCCGAACTTGTTGTATTCCCTCAGCGCTCGAGACAGCGCCGGCGAAATCTTCAAGAGACTGCTGAGCGACCAAGAAGTCTTCTTCTGGCGAATTGCTCGGGGAATCCAAACGCCGCCCGGCGCAATGTTTGTCAAGTTCTCAAGACCGATGCTCGAGATCAGGTCTTTCTCAACTGCGTATGCTTCTGCTTCATCGCGGAACCGCTCGATGATTTCCTTTTCAATCTGAAGTCCCGCGGCCCAGATTTCGCGGATCAGCTCGCACTTTGGCGAATGAACTCCCTTCTCGGCCTCTTTCTCGTGAGCGTCAATCCTCTTTCCCTGGCCCTTGCCGATGTAGAAGATCTCGCTCGAACGAGGATCGCGGAGTTCGTAAACGTAATATTTCGCTTCAGGCATATCGAGCCGCATCCCTTTCGGGGTAGCGCTCCTAGTGAATGCGCCGTATCCAGCGCCAAAGCGTCGCCGCTCCCATGATTACTGCTGCGAATGCCGCAGCAAGTACAAATCCGATCAGCCAGCCCAGTCCGATGCCGATCAGTTCGGCAGCGACGCGAGACTTGTTCACGAGCCCATCTTTTCCCAGGCATCATGCGAGCCCGGATGCTTTGAATCGTTGTGCGTCGCCGTGCGTTGACCGCGCTCGGGCATCTTCTTCTTGCCCATCGGAGGCGGAGGAGCCTTCGGCACCGGTTTCGTCTTGCTCGTGAACTTGGCCATGTCAGGCTCCAGAAATGTATGATCGACCCACCTGTGGCGCATAACAGAAGTGCGCCCAGTCGGTGAAAGCCTGCGACGGCGTAAATCCCCAACCACAGCCTCGCACGCCACGCATTGCACACGCCCAGTTACCCCTTAGCATGCGAATGTGAGGTATACGCTGACCGCGGATCATTTCTTCTTCCGCAGGTAGGTCAGATAGTCAGCGCCTTGCTCAGCGTCCCAGAAGATTTTGACCAGATCGGGATGCGTCGCCGGCAGCTTCGGGTTAATCACTGTCACCGCACATGGCGAGATATGCTGGTCCTTGAATCCTCTCTCGCGCGCGTACCGGTCGAATATCTTGTAGCTCGCGATCTGCACCGCGTGCATCGTGATTCCGCTGTCAGGATCCTTCAGCACGCCATAGCCTGAAACGTGCTTGTGACCGCAGATAGCGACGTGGTCACGAATCCCCATGTGCAGAGCCTTGGTCGGCCCATGCGCAGGGTTGTACATCGAATGCCCCGCAAAGTCGTGCCGTGCGTTGATGCGCACAACTGCCTTGTTGGGGAAGTTCAGCGCCAAACGAACCTCGCTGTCCTGATACAGAGCCCCAGCCTGCTGCGTGATCCAGCGGATCGGATCACCGCTACCCGACCAGGCGTCGTGATTGCCGCCAATCAGATATAGCCATGGAACGCCGTTCAAGAACCATTCCGCGAGCTGCCATGCTTCCGCGGCGCTCGTGCTCTGGTCTGCATAAAGCCTTGCGAGGCGTCCTACCCAGTTATTCGTCGTGTCCCCGATGTTGGCGCCATACAGGCCCTCCACCTTGCGGCAGAGTTCCATGTGCCGCTCAACCAGGCTCAGATCGGTGCCGTCGTCGTCCACGTGCGGATCGCCGAAGTGCAGAATGCCGATTGGCCCGTCGATCTTGATCTTGACCTGAATCAGCCCGCGCGTTTCTTCGTGCTTCTTCTTCTGGCTGTATTGCTGCTTGCGGCGCTCGATCAGTTGCTCGATCGGCACATGCACCGGCTCGGGGTGCTTGATTTCGAATTCCTGCGTCTTGATATGCCCCACATATCGCCCCGCCTCGGCTGCCTTGAGACGGTCGGTATATGTGCTAGGAGCCATCCCCAGCGCCACCGCCGCGGCAGCTTTCGTGCCGTGAATCTTGTACGCAGTCAGAACCTCATGCGCCTGCTCTGCGGTGATGGGGTGTGCTGGCATGTCGGACTCAGGAATTTAGTTTGGCTGCCCACTCCCCGCACCATCCGTCTCGTGCGGTGACTGGTAAATGGCTATCAACGCCACCTTCAGCTATGTCAAACAGCGGAACAGGCGGATAGCGGCGGCAGAATTCAACCTCGTTCGTTGCCTTGAAGTACCGGCATGTCTCGCAACGCTGTACAGGCTCGTCCAGAACCTTCTTGCGGCTCACCATTCCGATCCCCCAAAACAAAATGCCCGCGCAGCTTTCGCTTGGCGGGCTTCTGGAGGCAGTAATTCAGCCTCTATGAAATAGTACCTTTAAGCGGTTATTTCGGAAACCGTAGAATCGGAAACCATAATGGTTTCTCCATACACCATGCGCCGATATGACCGGTGCGTGTCTTCCCGTACCTTACGCAGTGCCTTGTAAAACGCCTGCGTCGTGAAGCCCATTTCCGAGGCGATCAACTTTACCGGCCGCACACCGTGCAGGTAGTACAGGTAGAACGCCATCTTCCCTTTCCCCTCTGGCTGCGACAGCAGAGCCAGATTGAAGTAGGAAAGATCGGCGCTCAGGATCGCGTCAGGGGCTTCGCGGACCGGTTGCGGGCGCATGCGAGCCAGGATGTTCTGCGGGATCGGCGGCGCAAACAGCCGGCGCGAGCGATGCCACTGTGCCCACTGCGAGCAGAAGTCATCGAGTCGCTGATTGTCGTCGTTGGTTTCCATGTCATCCCCGTTTAAGAACTGGCGGTGTCCATCTGAAAGTAGCCGCGCGCTTTGCTTGAACTTCGTCCCATAGCGCCTCTATGGCGTTAGCGTCGAGTTTCTTCTTGCCGCCGCGTGTTCCTGCTTTGGATTGTTCGGCTGGAGTGGGAATGCGGGCTGAGCCTTTCATTTCAGGACCGCCGGGAATAGTTCGTCGCCCCTATATTCGAGAATCAGATTGCTCACCTCATACGATCCCAGAGCATTGCCAGCCGGCTTAAGGTTTTCCTTCGACCATGCGCTCAATGCATATGCCTCAAGCGGCGTCTCCGGAACAATTGACAAAATCCCCTTGGCGCTCATTTCTGCTTTCATCACTTGCTCTCCTTAGTCACGCCTCGCCAGTAGTCCATCACAGCCCCTTCCCGCAGAGATAGGCCCACTTGGCCCAAGCCCATCCGAAATTTCGGTTGAATGGGTCCTCGTTGAATCCGCTGTAATCGCAGAAGTGCCCAAAATCCGCCTCAAACTTCGCCCACTGCTCAGGCGTCAGGCGAGCGCGGGCGATGGCGAGGGATTCGGTGGGGTTGCCGTAGCACATCAGCCGAGGCTCCGCATGAAGCGATCGTATGCAGCCCGGTCGATGGCCTCGGAATGAGGCACCGGAATTTGACTGCCTGCTGCCATACTTTCGCGTTCAGCCCGCAAGACAGGATCGGCGCTCTCCGGCCACGGCCACGGATCACCTTGCGCCTGCTGATAGCGGGGAGACAGTGACGCAGTACTCGCTTGGTTGTGCAGCATCGCTGCCTCGTGGTTATGACGGGTGCGCTGATCGATTTCGCTTGCCATGGTGGGTCTCCTATGCGGGTTGGGCCTGCTGCTCACGCCAGGCCACGAACGGTCGGCGCAAGAACTGATGAAACCGCGCCT